ATAGAAACATACTCAGATGGAAGTTATATTGTACCTTGTAGCCTACACTGTTAAGAAATAATGTTATTCGGTCACGGCAGTATATCTGAGTTTGCCATAGCTTCAGTTAGAGGTGGTGGTGTACAAAACGTAGGATCGCCTTTTGTTAGTGGCTTATCGTTCTCTGCTAATGTAGGAAATGAAAGTGTAACCGCAAGTGCCTCTGTATCTCCTTCTACTGCTGGAGCACCAAGTTTTACCATAGGAACTGAAACTGTAGCTGCTTCTGCTAATGTTAGCACTAGCGCTGCTGGACAAATTACTATAGGATTAGGAGAAGAAACAGCCTTTGGTGAGGCGTTTCAAAATGTTATTAATTTTAGTGTGGGTGATCCTTCGTTCTTTATTTGGAATGAAGTAGACGACTCACAAACAATTACCTGGGTAGATGTGGAGCCAGGTTCAACGGATTAGGAGTAAAACATGGCATCATCATATTCAAGTTCCCTTAATCTAGAGTTACAAGCCACAGGTGAAAACTCTGGAACCTGGGGTAATATTACTAATAACAATTTACAAAAAGTAGAATCAGCAATCAAAGGTTATGTATCTGTAGCGATCGCTAGCACCAATGATACTTTAGCTACAACCGATGGATCAACAACCGATGAACAAAGTAATGCGATTATCAAACTAACAGGCACACTGACAGGTGATACTGTCATGAGCTGTGAAGCAGTAGAAACATGGTATATTGTTGATGATGCAACCACACACAGTGGTAACAGTTTAACTTTTAAACCCTCAGGTGGAACAGGCACAACACTCGTACAAGGTGCAAAGCATATCTTATACTCAGACGGTTCTACGATGTTTGATGTCTTGAACGATGCAGGGAATATCACGGCCAACGGAACACTGACCGTATCAGGTAACACATCATTAGATGGTGGTACTTTCGTGTTTAATGAATCTAGTGCAGACTTAGATTTTAGAATCGAAGGTAATGGTGATGCAAACTTATTCTTTACCGATGCAGGTAATGACCGTGTAGGTATCAAAACAAACTCTCCTTCTACTGAGCTTCATGTTGTGGGTGGTATGAAAGTTACTAGCACCGTAGACTTAGATGGTGGTAACTTTACTTTCAACGAATCAGGTGCTTCTGTAGACTTTAGAGCAGAAACAAATACTTTAACACACGCATTCTTTATTGACGGCTCGGCTGACAAGATTGGTATGGGCACATCATCACCGACAAGTGCGTTTGTTACTATTGATCAAGCAAGTTCATCAGCAGGTATTGCTGTATTAACATTGGATCAAGGCGATGCCGATCAAGAGTTCATTAGATTTGACGGCACTAGTAATTCTGATCAATCATCAAGTATTACAACTGATACAAGTGTAGGATCATTAACAGGACACATAAGGGTTAATATTAACGGAACAGACTTCTGGATACCATTCTATGCAACTAACTAAGGGATTATTGTATGCCATTAACAAAATTACAAATAGCACCTGGTATAGATAAACAAAATACAGAGTATGGTGCAGAAGGTCGTTGGGTAGATTGTGATAATGTTAGATTTCGATATGGACTACCTGAAAAAATAGGTGGTTGGGAAAAAGTTACAAGTGATGCACTCGTAGGTGCAACTAGAGCTATCTTAACTTACTCTGGTCTTGATGGTGTTAAATATGCTATCTATGGCACTAATAAAAAACTCTACGCTTATTCAGAAAATAACTATGCTGACATAACTCCTATTCGTGCTACAGGCACAGGTAACATTACACAATTTGCAACAACAAATGGTAGCACTACAGTTACAGTTACTGACTCTAGTCATGGTGCTTTAATCGGTGACTTTGTAACTATTGCAAGTGTGAGTGGTGCAGTAGGCGGTATTAGTGCTGCAAATTTACAAGGTGAATTTGAAATACTAACAGTTCCTGACTCCAATACATTTACTATTGAAGCAAAAGCTGCGGCTACTTCTGATGCAACAGGAGCCACGGCCAACGGAACATATCAAATCAACACAGGATCTGCTGTGTCTTTATTTGGTTATGGTTGGGGTGCAGGCACATGGGGAGCATCCACATGGAACTCTACTCGATCAGGTTTGACAGGTGGCCAGGGCGTTCTCTTAGAGTCAGCCAAGTGGGCACTTGATAACTGGGGTGAAGATGTTTTAGCATTACAGTTTAACGGTGGATTATTCTATTGGGATACATCAAGTGGACTATCATCAAATAGATCTTCAACTACCAATGTATCTAATGCACCTACAAAAAGTAGATTTATGTTAGTGTCAGGTGATGATCGACATGTCATTTGTTTTGGCACAGAGACTACGATTGCCGATAGCTCAACACAAGATAATATGTTTTTACGATGGTCTGGTCAGGACGATCAAAATGTTTGGACACCAACAGCAACAAACACAGCAGGATCTAAGCGATTAGTGGATGGCAATGTCATACAAACAGCAGTGCGATCAAGAGGTGCTGTCCTTATCTGGACAGATACAGCCTTGTATCAAATGCAGTTTATTGGTCCGCCACTAACTTTTGGTTTTAATCAGCTTGGTTCTGCTTGTGGTTGTATTGGTTTACACGCTGCTGTCGATGTGGGTGGTGTATCTTTTTGGATGGGCACAGACTCCTTCTTCTTATTTGATGGTGCCGTGCAAAAGATACCTTGTACTGTGCAAGACTATGTATTTGATGATCTTAATCAAAATGCAAAACAAGATATATTCTGTGCAGCTAACACTGACTTTAATGAAGTTATGTGGTTCTATCCGTCACTAAATTCTACTCAAATCGATAGAATGGTTGTATTTAATTATGCAGAAAATCTTTGGTATGTGGGCACATTAGCAAGAAGCGCCTGGGCAGATAGAGGCACTTATGATAATCCTTACGCTGCTGAGTTTGAGGCATCGGATACGACTGCAACGATTTCTACTATTACAGGACTCAAGGCAGGTAGAACTTTTATTTATCTACATGAAAGTGGATCAAATGATGATGGCAGTGCAATGAGTGCTCACATCGAATCAGGAGATGTTGACATCGCTGACGGTGATCAGTTTATGTCAATCAGTAGAGTTATACCTGATTTCAAAGGACAGTCAGGAACTGTCGACTTAACAATTAAAACTAGACCTTATCCTACGGGAACACAGACTTCACACGGATCGTTTGATATTACAACATCAACAACTAAAAAAGACACAAGAATAAGAGGACGACAAGTTGCCGTTAGGGTTGCCAGTGATGCAGTTGATGACAACTGGAGATATGGAACACTTCGACTAGATATAAAACCTGATGGAATGAGAGGCGCCTAATGGCACAAATACAGATACCTAGACTACCTCAAGCTTCCAAAGAGTATAATCAAGTGCAACAAAACACACTGATACAAACACTAGATCAGTTGATATTTTTGTTGAACAATACTTACACGCCTGAAACATTACGTGATGATGAAGAAAGGATAAGCTGGTTTTTATCATAAATGGCCAATACTTATACAAATTACAAAGTAGATCTGACGACAACAAATGCTACCACAGTTTACACTGTGCCAACAGCTACTACAGCAATAATTAAGTCAATAAGAGTGTCCAATGACGATGCATCGAACGCTTGTACATTGACCCTGACATTGACAGATAGTGCCGCTGCTGTGTTCTCATTAGAGAAAGATAAGTCAATTGCAGCTAAAACATCTGCTGAAATATTGACTAGTACACTGGTGGCAAAAGAGTCAGAAATAATTAAAGCAACAGCCCAAAACGCCAATGATTTACACATAATTATCAGCGTTTTAGAAATAACATAAACATTGCAAGGAGGTTAAAAAATGGGTATAAATAAAGATACTATCGTGGTTGCTGGGACAAGTGTCCCTAAGATAGATGTTGAAACAGAGACAACTATTAAACACGCCAAAACAGGAAAAGTCTACGCTACTGAAGAAGAAGCAAATCAAGACGTTCAAGATCCTGCCACCGACACAACTGAAGAAGACATACAAAAAGATGTCGCCATAAAAGTAAATAAAATGCCGGATATATTCGGAGGAACAAGTTAAAACATGGATTATAGCATGCAACAATATGAACCCAGAGGCTTAGAGTCATTTCAAGCTGAGGTTTCTAAAATTGCAGATTTAGGTAGATACGAGGACGCATACATCGCACACGTTGCCGAAGGTGAAACTGTTGTGCCGATGGAAGTTCTTGATTCTAATCCTAGACTCAAAGCAATGTTGTTCAATCAAATGCTAGACATGGGTATTAACCCTGAAAGATATATTGTAGGTAATGAATTTAATTCAATCAATCCTGTTACAGGACAACCTGAGTTTTTTCTAAAAAAGATTTTTAAGGGTGCTAAAAAAGCACTGAAGAGCATTGCACCATATGCTGGCACTATCGCTGGTATCTTTGGTGCAGGACC